AGTGACCCACCTACATCTATACCATGATGCGCCCTAGCCATACTAAGTGTATCTATATATAACTCTGGTTCTATTCCTAGTATCCATTTGAGTATAGCGCCGTCAAACATTGTGTTATGGCACACAAGAATAGAGTTAGCCCAGTCGTACTTAGCTAGAGATACTTTTAATTCTTCATGTGTACCTGTATGCCACTCTGTCTGAGCGCTGTCTACCTTTATACCTACACCTATAATCTCAAATCTTTTATCTCTAATATATTCTTCAGTAGTTTGCTTTCTTAATGTATAGCCCTGCGCCCAGTAAGTTTCAAAATCTAAAGTTATAATCATAAATATCCTAAAGCATTAGCTATCCATACTAAGTTAGTACCTATAAACCCTGAGAGTATAAAGTTCTGTATTCTAATTAGAGTCATAAACCTAGCGGCGGCTGATTCTAATAACCATATTTCTTCCTCAAACTCTCCTGAGTCTTCCATATCATCTATGATACTAAACAACCCACCTATAATTGCCTTAGTAGGCATTGACAGTTCTTCTCTTACTGTTCTTTTTTTCATTGTATTACCTCTGATGTTTTATTATGTTATCGCCCCAAAGCTCTGACTCTTTATAGCACTCAGTGCATATCTTTAAGTTAAGTGAGTAGTATTGTCGGAACCTTGTACACTTATGTGGAGGACAGAACCATCTCTTAATTAAGTTTCTCATTACGCTTCCTAATATGTTCGTCAACTGATTTATCGTACCCTATAACAGCCTCCTCGGTAGTTGCACATGTTGAACGCACGAACTTATAACGGTAAGCATCTAGTTTTACTTCTTCTATCTCCTCTCGTAGTTCTTTAATCTCTGTTAATAGGGCATTAACGTTTCTACCAAGCCGTTGCATGGCTTCTTCAGAGATTTCCATCACTCCTCTGACGCTTCTAAGCTTTTAATCCTACGGTTTAGGTAGTATTGCGCTTTCTTTAAATCTTCCAGCTTGCTTATCTTGTATCCTGCACGAGACACATACTTAATCACATTAGCTAGGCAAAAATCTTTGTCAAGCCCCTTAGCTTCTATATAGTCTATTGTTTCAACCCCGCCATGTGTGTAGTGACTAGGACTGTTAACAGGGTCAGGTTTAGAACTTTCTTTTATTTTCCACATCGGTTTCACTGTTGTTTCCTCATTAAGCATCTCATAGTCCTCATATTGTTTAGGGTAGCACCAAAGGTTTATAGGGGGGAATATGAAGTCAGCCCATTTCATTTTTTATAAAATCTAAGACTTATCCCGTAAGTTTTTCGTTCTGCGTCATACCTTTCTTTAATACCATTATGTAACTCTATTCCAGCTGCATCTGCAAACTCTCGCAACGCCCACATAACTGTATGTAACTCACGTTGTTTAAACCCTTGTAGTCCTAGAGTTGTACGATTGTCTTCTGCTAGAAATTCTTCTTCAGTGCGAGGGTCTGGTAACTTAAGCCCCGGCATTAACTCATCCACTACTTTTTGTAAGTCCTCTCTAGTCACCATCCACTCCTCTCTGCGCTTTCAGTACATTCTTTACTACACCACCGCCTACCATCTGACACAGGAGCATCGCACTCCCAACACTGACCTGAATCATTTTGAAATATATCTAATGGTTCACCACGTTGTAAAGATATTTGCTTATCCAAGATAAGTTGGGCTTGGTCGTTTGCCCGATCAGCGATGTCAGCCATAACTTTTCTCACATGCTCGGAAAGGGTTTCGTAAGGATATAGTTAATACCCATGTTGTTCTTCGCTTATTGCTAGTTTTGTTTGCCATAACTCAACAATGTGCTAACAAAGTAGCGTTAAATATTATTGACGTAAGAAGCAAGGCTGTTAGTATCACGCCATACACATAGTATTTTGTAGCTCGTTTTTCACTTTCATCTGCATTATAAAATCTCATTATCTTCCTCACCATTTTCAAGTTTTGAAATGTCAGCTAGTATAGCATAATACCCACAATAGGATAGGCAAGCTTCATAAGACCCATCATGAGTGTCCTCCCAACCGTTACACTTAGCCTTTGCAACTGCAGCTTTAGCTTGTAGCTCTTCTTTACTCATTATCTACTCCTCTAAACCCCAGTCCCCTGTCCTCCTTAAACCCATCTCTTAGCTCCCATATTATTGAGAGTATCCGTTGTTCTAAACATTGACGGCTTGGTGTATGCCCCATCTCATCTATAATTTCAGAACATTTACGTAATTTCTTAATTAGTTTTATTTTTAAATGATCTGCTATTATTCGTTCGTCTAGATAGGCTTGTTCTTCTTCGTCTATTATTCTTTTCATTTCTTTTTCCTTTCTTTTAACATTGCATCTGCGTAGGCGTAAGCCGACTTAGTTAGCACATCCTTATTCTTCTCTTCCTTACCATGAAACTGTGCCTCTGGGTCGCAACCCATGTACTGAATAAACCCCTGCATAGCCGCTATAGCTATGGTGTCTCTTAATGTTATCTCACTCATCTCTTTTCTCCCAGTCTCTCGTTCATAGCTTTCAAATCCCTGTCTATTTTGTTTACATTTATCAAAATAGGGATCATCCATATAAGAGTTACTATCTCTACTGCTAAAACTATTAGTTGAAGTGTCATTAACATATCCCCACGTTTCCAAGGAAGTAATTAATTATTATTGTAGTAATAACAGCAAAAAACAAAACAACCATATTAAACATAAATACTTCACCCATAAGCATAAGCCATTCTTTAATCATCTCTTTTCTCCCCCCTACTTCTTTCCTTTAACATTTGATGTGCCACGTGGTATGCCGCCATAGCAACTGAATCTGCTCCCACTGTAGTAGATACTTTTGTCAACATACCCTGCATAGCCAAGCCAGCAAAGTGGTCACGCAGGGATATAGTATTTTTACCCATTGCTCTAGTTAAAACCCTTTCTATAAATATTTCATGCTCTAGTATATTTATTTCTTTCTCTAAATCTTTCTTACTCATTCCCCACCTCCAATGCCGTGTGCCTCACGTTGTTTAATAGCTATAGCCGCTAATCTTTTTTGTTCATCACTCAACAGCTCTTGCTTTGGTGGTGATGCGTATAGGGGTGTCCACTGCTCACTATACTTGTTACCGTCTGATAAAAAGCAACCACCCGAATCATTCATCCAAGCCACAGGCTCTTGCTCAGGTTGGTTAAGTAGCTTTTGAATTGCGACTATCAAGTGCATATCCTGAACATAAGCAAAATTTTCAACAACCTGTTTCAATAGCTCTCTTTCACGACTCATCATCAAAGCTCCTTATACCGTGCATCTTCTCAGCAAAGATAACACCCATTACAAAAGCATCTCTCGTAGCGTTAAACATTGATTGATTACCCTCGCTGATTTGTTGTCGTGTTAAAGGCTCTTGCTTCTTAACATATACGTTACCGTCAAGAACTATTGTATTGCCCAGTTCAGGGAAGGTGTCCAATTCATTTAGTTTCATCACACACCTCCTCAACTTCAGCACAGGCTGATATATGCACAAGGGCGTCACCTAAGTAACACCTAGAGTACATACCATCTATACGTTCGAGTGTGAACACGGTGTTGCTATCATCGTCTACTAGGGTGAATCTACTATCTCTTGGTAATTCATATAATTTCATTTCTTTCTCCAGTACATACTGTTTTGGGGTCGGCTTCGTATAGGTGGTAAAGTATCAAATTTATATATACCGACTCTCTTGCCATCTAAAAACCACGCTATACGACACCATCTATTTTTAAGTTTCATCTATCCCCCTCAAAATGTTTTCTAATTGGTCTACGTTCTCTGCATTTATACAGATGCCAGTTCCTCCACTTGCTATAATCTTACCTAACTCACGCTCCTGTAACGCCGTTGGCTTAAGATTATCAGCCTTACATTCAATAGCTAAGAAGTGCCCTCGTACACAGCATATGATATCTGGGATAGCTGACCTACCGTAACCATTAGCCGCTGGAAAGAAATACCATACATCAGCGGCTTTTAATACGCCTACTACCTTATCTTTAACTACGCCCTCTTTAGTTCTCATAATCTTCACCCTCTATATCTATGTGGTCTCCTACTTTTGGCATTACTTCACCTGTTACTTTATTATAATATTCTGCTAACGCGATGCCCTCATATTCTGTATACCAATGCGCTGGGGGGTCTTTAGATTCTTGCTTGACGGTACTCAACGTACTGATAGGTGCCCCCATTGTTCTAGCCATAGAAGCTAAACTGTACCCCCTGCTGTATAGTACTTTTATTGCTAATGCAAAATCATCGTCTCTATCCATTGTTAATCCTCCCATCTAATAGTTGTCTAAGTCTTATATCATCACAGTACTTAACTACTTTTTTATTTTTATGTAAGAAATTTATTGTTAGTACTGCATTGCCAGATAGAGTAATACGATTCTTCTTGTTAGAGCAGGGGTCAAATGCTAGTAGGTCTATTATGTATGGCAACCACTCATCTATCTCAGCTTTGTTATAAATTTTACTACCATCCATCATGATATACATGTGCTTAGGCATCATATAGCGTGGGTTTACTGCTACTTTAGACCTCAGTTTAGAGTATGTAATACCTATTATTTTAGCTAGTTCAGCCATGTTATATGTATTGTTACTTCTTTCAGCTCTGAGTGTTTCCGTAGATTTAGTGCGGTTAGGGATACGTTTAGGTATCTTAGGGACTTCAACAATTACACCCTCTGTTCTTAATTTCTCTGCAAGTGCGGTGGCTTTTTTAATAGTTGTCTTCTCCCTCTTCTCTGCATTAAGAACCTCCTTGTTCCGATGATAGTATTTTCTAGCGTCCTCCCTTTTTTTCTCAAGGTTATCTCGATAATATTGTTTACGGTATGCTATTTCTGTGATATCTTTATTACTCATTGTATTAATCCTGATGTGTGCGCTTTGCGCTCATGTGGGCTACCTTAAAAAGTAGCCCTTTTTTTGTCTGTTATTCTTCGCCCGTTGTGTCTAGCATATCTCCATATAAATCTCTAAACATAGGCTCTTGTCCTCCGTTTAGTTTGTTTAGTACCTGTACATCTAACTGCGTCTGCTCTATCTGCTGTAAGTTATACTGATTACGTTGGGCTTCTTGTTGTTGCTCAAGTGAGTTGTACCCATGATATCTATAGCCATACCCATAGTCAGGTGCATCTACTGCATTAGCTACCGTAGTTGTCATCATCATTGCTATTACTAATAATGTTTTCATTTATTATTCCTTTTAGTGAAGTTATTTGGTCTGCCTGCATACACATACAGAACCATGACGGTGATATTTTCCACCCTATATTGAACCATGTAACATCTACTCCTAGTGGGGCGGTAAAAACATTGTACTCATTTACTTCTTCATCTGATGATAGATACTGATAATCACTAGCCAGTATCATTGCTATAGAGCTTTTTAAACTTCGTGGTAAAGTTTTATCAGTGAATGTTCTTGTAAACCCTGTGTTTACAAACAGCGTGTAATCACCATCAATAGGTTTGTATAGTGGTACTCTCCATATACTCTTGTTACAAAAGAATATTTTTATTGGTGTTAATCTGCTGGCATCAAAAGCCATCCCATACCTCCTAATTGTCCACTCTCACCGCTGTAGCTATTAGCTATTGGTATTGATATAACATTTAAATCATCATTGTACCCACCGATACTAGGTATAAACCCAATACATTTTTGTTTATCTTCATTTACTACACTAAACATAGTTACCATTGCTTGAGCCATAGGGTACTCTTCTAAACTATATTTACTAATACGCTTGAATGGGGTGAGTATTGTATACAATTCATTGACACATGAGGACATATCTTTTTGTATAGTTCCTATCATATAGGTTCCATCTATATTTACTCCGAGCGCAGTCAGCGGTTTCTCTAGAAACTGAGAGGAAATTGTACGTCTTGCCAATGCAGTTGCATCTGCACTATCCCATTTAATAAGGACACTACTTGCCAACTCTACATCTAATGTGTACTCTACAACTTTACTACCACCTAATACTTTCTGTAATAACGCATGAACCATACCATCTTCTAGCTCATACCTACTCTTGTAGTCAATACCTTGTACTGTTTTTTCTATAGTTTCTTTCAACTCACAAAAGCCATGTATAACTTTACTATTAACACTTTTTTCTATTGGTATTATCTTCTTTATAATGTTCATCAAGTTAGTTAGACCCTTACTTGCTCTAGTGTCGTTCCTATACTCCCTAGAGTATTTATCTCTAAGATTGAACGGTGACACGTAGTAGTACGTAGTTTCGTAAGCTTTAGTGACTTCATAAGCAACACTATTATAATCAGGAATCTCTTTAGTAATAGCATACAACTCACACACATGAAACCCATCGCCGTAAGCCATACATATAGACGTATTTAATTCTTTTATTCTATACACTTGCAAGCCATATGTTTTGTGTAACCACTTTACTATCTTCTCTACTTGTGAATCATCTATAATCTTATGTAGTGATTCCCAGTCACCGTCTAACATTACTGAGTTTGTGTTTATATAATCTCTAGCGTTCATTGTTTGCTCCAATTATTGTATGGACAGTTGTCCACATGTTATTTATATTGCTCTACTAAGATGCCAGTTACTCTAACCTCGTTACCCCATATGCTCGCAGGGAACCTTTTAGTAGACTCATACGCTACCTTTACTAGTAAGGTATCTCTATCTTCTCTACATAGTTTGTGCTTGAATGCCTTAGCTGTGTTAGCGACAAGGGTAGCCCTGTTAAGCCCTGTAAGAATAGGTCTAGAATAATTAATAGCCCATCTCACATGCTCTCTTAGCTTATTGACATTACCTAGTGACGCAATACCTAACGTAGATAGTAGGGGATTAACAGCAAGCTCCTCTACGTAGTTATTAAGCGCAATTTCATACTCTTCCTCATTTTCTATTAAATAGTTATGGTAACTATAAGAAGTAAGAGTCTCTGGAGTAACCTCTTTAACCATCTCTATAATGTCCTCATCTCTCATGTTTCTAAACATTACGTCAGCTACAGTAAATAATTCCTTATATGGTTCAAAGACTGCCTTTACAGCTTTATTATTAGTCTTATAGCCTGATACCTCGTAACTGCATGACTCATGCAACTCTAATGTATTCACATACACACGTAGTCCATTAAACACAGGGTGAGTGAATCCATAATTATTACCTATCACACCACCACCTGATAATAACGCCCCACCATGTTTGCTACTTGTACATAGAGATGCCCTACCCAGCCAGTTGTAGCTCATTGCTATCTTAAGCCCTTGTGGAAGACCCCCCCAACCAAACTTCGCAGTAAACTCAAACGAATTGTCTGGGTACACTATGCCTATCTCACATGGTGTTCTCTCATACATCTTATAGCGTCTAAGTTCGTCTGGTCTATCAGTCGCATCGGGGTGTACTTTATTTCGTTTAGCTCTTGGCATGGCGTTATACTCTTCCACAGTTATAAACTTTGCCTCATAGTTATGGTCTCTGTATACCCTATATACTTTCTCACCGTTTAAAGTTTCTTCTCTAAAGCATTTTGTTGCATATCTTCTTTCTTCTAGTGGATATCTATCTGTTGTTCCTCTATATGGTTTCTCACCTTGCGTAACTCGCTCTAGTCGCGCGTAGTCTAGGATACAGTGGCTATATGTTGTTACTCTTTCTAATGTGCTCATTATCTTAATCTCTCTAATATGTATTTATCGTTAGCGTTAGGTTTAATGTACTTAACTTCACATGGTTTAATATTGTCTATATAGTTAAGACTGTACCCTAACCCTGTAAACGCTATTATTAGGGCTAACGTCAGCCCAACACATATGTTCTTATACTTCTCAGCATCGCTCTTATGTGTATCTAACTCATTCTCCTTTAGTCTCATATACCTGTTTACAGCATCGCTCTGTAGCTTCCTTGCTTTCTCCTCTCTTACTTCTTGTACTGCACTCATACGTTTACCTTCTTACCTTGTGGTGGTTCAAATGATTTGTTCTGTGTTACTAGCCATAGTGACGGCATAGTTATGTTCCATTTAATATTGTCCTCCAAGTAACCATCTGTGAATACAATCACACACTCACTATTGAGCTTATGCTTCGTAATATACTCACTAACGCACGATACGTTAGTACCACCTCCACCTAACGGTTTTAACAGCGTGGCTATGTCAGCGTAGTCAGTCTCGAATATCTGCTCACCATGTACCTGTGTATCCCACCACAAAATGCGTACACGTTCAGGACAACACACACCACAAATAGATGCCAGTTCGCTTGCAAACTCCGTCAGCTCTGCACTACCTATAGAACCTGATGTATCTATAGCAATGGTAACTTCACCCATAGTTTCTGCTTCGTACCCTGCGACATACATATCATTGGCTAAGTATCTCTTATTCATTCTTCGCCATGTAGTCTCGTCACTCCCTCTAGTAGCTGATGTAACAAACTCTCTAAGCACTTCTCTCCAGTCTATCTTCGGCTCTAGTAGGTCTGCTATAGCTCTCGGTACAGTCGCACCCATTCGCCCTGCAAGTATGCCACCCTCACGCAATGCCTTATCTATTGCCTCAGACATAGCCTTTGCTTCTTCATGAGTTAGGTCTTTACAATTCTCAAAGTCATGTACATCACCATCACCATCACCACCCTCACCATTACCATTACCCTCTGGCGGTGGGTTCTTGATTAAGAAGTTAAATACCTCACGCATACTCCAGTTTCTAAACATATCATCTTGGTACGCATTATCTGGTAGCTCAACTATACGTTCAACACCTCCAGCAACTTTACCGTCTATGTCTTTAATAATTCCATTTACAACATAGTCTGCTGATATGTTCGCAATCCTACTATCTTTCTTCCACATGTCCACACCTCGTGGGATATGCTTCAGCGCAACATGTAGGTTCTCATGCAGTACTAGACCTCGTAGTTTAGCGTTGCTATCTACACTCTTAAGGAACTTAAGCCCATATTTCTTATTAACTCCATCGGTGTACGCTGTGAACTTAGCATCTTCTACTACCTCTGATGTGCCCATTAGCATTACACCTGAGTATAACGCCGTCTGTGGGTGCTTCATCATAGCTACGTGGGCTTTCTTTATTCTTGTCATTTGCTTTTGCATGATGTTCTCCTATTAGAACAACTCGTGATTTTCTGCCGCCCATTTCGCAATCTTTAAGTTCCTACTAGCCAGACGCACACTCTTACTACCTCGCATCATCATAGTGAAAAAGATAGCCTGTACCTCTGATGACTTAATACGCTCTACAAACTCCATGAACGCCGACAATTCATCTTGCGAGTCGAGCATGTCTATAGCTTGGAACATAATCATTATCTGCGCTGATATCTCGTCTGGTACTTTCACAATCTTTGGTTCTTTGATAATGTCCTTAACATCAATTAATGATTTCTCTAATGATAGAAACGCCGCCATATCACCCGCGGCACTCGCTCCTATAGTTCCTGCTAACGCACACATCGTGGCATTCTCACCTAGCTTGTCTGTGTTACGTACGATTACATCTGCCTTAGCTAATGAACGTGGTGAACAAAACGACATAGCACTCGATGATGGTTTGAAAATGTATGGGTTGTCGTTCTGGTCGCCGTTCGTGTATGATGCCAGTGCTCTTGGGAACATATTTACCCATGCTCTGATGACTCGACTAATCCCTGCTTCCCCTGCCCATGTCAACCACTCGTCTACTGTAGGCTTCGCCATTTTAAGAATACATACTCTGTTCCCTGCATGTGCCAGCATTGAGTCACCCACACCATCTGATGCGTTGTTGCTTGTGCCGAATACTATACTGCCAGCTGGTAAGGCTCTATCACCTACCATTCTTTCTAACATTAACCTTGTGAAGATTACTTGCAATAGCTTAGGTGACTTCATGAACTCGTCAAGTAAGATTACTTTAGGTTTATTTGAATCTAATTTGAAAAGGCTTGCTACGTAGTACTCTAAACTCTGTGTTGCGTGGTTCGGAATAACCATGCCTATGTCTGACATATCCTTAACTGGACAATCAACATAGATATAATCATATTTATCCCCCAAATCTTCCCGAATCATATCAAGTAACGATGTCTTACCACAACCCGGTTCAGACTGGATAATAGGAGTTAAGTGCTCACCTATAGTTGGAATGATTGTACGTAGTTCGTTGATTGTTACTGTGTTAATAAAGTTTAATTGTGACATTGTATTTCCTTAGTTATATTTATAATGTGGACAGTTGTCCATGTGTTGTTTACTGCTATACTTCTAATATTCTAACTACCTCCCAATCTTTATCATCAAGGTGAGCACACCCTGTAAGGAGCGTACTTACCTCAGTACCACTATCACTAATAATACGTACTACTCGTAGCTCTATACTTAGTGGTGATTCCTGTCTACCCATATACTCTTTACCATTAGTTAAGTAATTGCAAGTAGATGGCACGTTGTCTGTCTTTATAAAGATTACACGCATTTAAAGCTACTGAACTTCTCTAAGATACTATCTACATCTTTCTTTACAGATATTCTTAGGCTATCGCTACCTCTTATTGCCTCTGCATCTACACCCTTGAGCGTTCTCTCTAAGTTTGCCCTTGCTTCCTCTAACTGAGGATTACTTGTAAGGTTAAAGGTCTTGAACAAGTCACACATACTCTTAGCCTTGTCCAGCGTAGTGTCGTATATCTTACGGCGTCTTTTAGAGTCTTTGTCCTCTATGTCACAGCAAAAGCTTATACTAACCATCAAGTCAATTAGCCGTTCGCCTTGGTCTTTCGCAATGCCCTCGATGATAGACGCCGTCTGCTTGGTGTATGTGTCGTACAAATCCTCTGCGATATCATTAGCTATACTGCATCTAAAGTCATTGGTCGGTACTTCTGCAACAAACATCTGAGCACTAAACTTCTTACGTACTTCATCTTTAGTTGGGTAGTCATCTCTGTTGAACATATCGCCCTGACTGAATGCCATGTTGCTGACGATGTGGTCATAGTCATTAATAAACTCATCTAATATAATATTAAATTGGTTCTCATGATGTGCCCACTCTTGCTTGAACATTGGTAAGTCCATACTAGGTAGCAAGTCCTGACTCTTGTTCCATCTATAAGTTCGTCTCTTCATCCAGTTATAAATAGTCTGTCTGTAGTTGACGATAGCCTTATGCTTGGCATTATTGTTTAATATATTCTTAACGAATTTCCCTGCGTTCTTGTCTGCTTTCTTAGCAGTTGTAACCTCACTAGATATCTCTGGGTCTACCGCTGTTGCACTCCACACCCGAACATCTGCACATACAAGCACAGCTGATGTGCTAAGAGATATTAAATGCTTTGGTTGGCTCAACGCCGTTACTTGTGGCACTATTTCTTCTTTAGCGTGTGGACACATGTCCACATCGGATGCCAGTCCTTCCTCCTCTTGGTCTAATTCTTCTTTATTCAATCCTTCCTCTACAAGCTCTGCCTCAGCTTGCTCTATGTCACGCACCATTTGGTCTAATTCTTCTTTAGTCATTGTATTAATCCTGTTTAAGTTTAAGTTCTAACATTTCTTTATAAGACCCAGTACCTATTATCTTATAAGAGTTTCTTACTTCAGTACCACGGCATACTATTATGTTTCCGTGTGCATTGGCTTGCGCCGTGTATATCTTCTCTAGACTTACCATCTCATTACCCTACCATTAGTGCATCAAATTCTTTAATAACTCTGATGTTGTTGCGTTGATTAGCTGTTACTTTGAAGTGGCTCTGAGCCTTGTTCATTGCACTCTCTCTTGACTTCGCCCATATCTCCGCTGATGACTTCTTATATAGAACGGTGAAGGCTCTGTACTCTTTATCAATCATATCTTCATTCATTTTAGTTCCTTATTATATTTAACTATTAAATCCCATGCAGTATCTAACGCTATATCAAAATGTTTGCTTCTGTACTCATGTGGGCAGTCTTCATCTGCATTTGTAGCCAAATCCGCTAATGCCTCTAGTAACTCTTTCATCTTACTTCTCCGATTGTAATGTGGACACATGTCCACACGTTAATTAACATAAACACCTTTTACTACCTTAAAACCCTTTCTGATTTAATTCCTAATTCCGTACTACAAGTACTATTATACAGTAAAACTTTACCTATGTCAAGGTACTAAATACGATAGATAAGTGAGTTAGATGTTTGTCGGGTAGATGTTTGTCGGGTAGATGTTTGTCGGGTAGATGTTTGTCTTGTTATTATCTTAGCCCTCCCCAATTACTCATCATATGCTTTCGGGGCTTTGAATATATCCACCATGTTGCGTAGTTCTTCTGGTATGTCTTTCTCTGCTACCTCTATGTGTCCTGTGTTCTGCCACACGAAGCCCTGTGGTTCGTTGAATTTGTTTAGTGTGTTGGTCTGATGGTTTGAGTATGGGGTTTCTACTCTTCTAATCTTCTCGCCCTTTATCCAAGCCACGTTGTCTTTATACGCTTGTAGTGCATCTTCTTTCTCTTTGTGCTGGTCTGCCTGACGCTGTTTTAGTTGACGTAGTCTATAGTCTGTTAGGTTCTTGGCTATATCGTGTTTAGTGTTAGCGTTCTTTATGCCAAACAATACTTCCTCTGTTGTTATCTTACCTAGTTCATGTCTGGCATGTCTGTATAGCGCTGTACTTAGTGGTATGCTGTAACGATTTGCCCATTTAGTCATGTTTAGTGTTTCGCCTTTATAGGTAAGTAGGCGTTGGTTAGCATGGGTAGACGCTGTGGGGTCAATCTTGGCGAGTATCTGCTCTGGTGTTTTGTTTGCCTTATAACGCTGTAGGACTGTGCCAAACTGGATGCCAGTTATTCTGCTCCAATCTTTTAGGGTCTTAGTCTTGCCTTTATAAGTTAGTAGACGCTGTGGGTATGGCAGGGGTGCTTCTTGGGCTTGGGTCTGGGTTTCTTGCTCTGCTTCATCTTCAATGTGGACAGTTGTCCTTATGTTAATTATCTTTTCTTTAGGCTTTCTTGGCTCTAGTGGTGCAACAAGAGCTTCACCTCGTAGACCTCGTAGGTATCGCATACGGAATGTATGTCTATTCATCTTTAATATCTTAGCCCATTCAGTCATTGTGTGTGTTTCGCATTCTACTGTAATGTCAACTTCTACTTTACGCATGGTGTGTACTCTTTTGGTTAAGGTTGTGGGATTTCATTTCTATTATTTCTTAAATGATTCTGACGCAGTTTTGTGTCAAAAAACGGAAAAATATAATGTAAACGTACTGTATAATGATTAGGGTATTTTGTCAAGTTGTAGCGATGTTGTGTTGAATGATACGGCTTTATATGTAATGTTAAGGGCAATAATGGGTGCAATGGGGATGTTTTTGGGGTGCTAACTTTACACTTTACATTAGGGGATTTGGTTGTGACACAAAAATGGAACATCGCTGGAGGTGCCTAAAACACTTGGTCTGGAGGGTTATAGACGCTGTCGGATTTGTGCACTCTACATTATGTCCAGTGTACACAAAAACAGGGCTTTTTCATTTCTGAGTTTCATTCCATGAAAAGTAAAACTGTCTAACTACTTATTTATATTATATTTTATTATTATTATTAGTAGTAGTAGTAGTATATATTGTAGAATACTTTTATATTGTTGTGCAAACCATGCAAGCATATTTAGGGTATAGGGGTATTTCCGGATTAGCCGACTATTTTTAACTGCTCTTGCCGAGGTCTATTAGGTCTTTAAAAAAAGTATTTCTACGGGGCATACCCTCCAAAAATGCTTGCATGGTTTGCACAACGAAGCCTTATGCTACACTGTAAAAAGAGACAAACGGCTAAAACACTTGGTCTGCGATTCTACAACCACTTTACACTTAGCCCAATTCTTGTGTCAAAAAAACCCTGTAGAATGACACACGTTTTTGACACAAAACTGACGGCGTCTATATAAATCAATAGCTTAACGGTGTTTTATATGTCAAACGGTGTTCTTATGTTATTTCGTCAACGGTATAATGCGGTCTGTAGAGCCTTATGGTAAAGTTTAGTTTATATAATAAACCTAATAGCTAAGAGAATATTATATCAACCACGTTATACTACAACAAATAGCATGTGGACAGGTGTCCACATCGTGAAAATAAGTGTTGACAAGCGAAAAAAAAAGATGTAGACTTGAGCTCAAGTACTACGTACAAACAAGCAAAGTCTAAAACGCCGTCAAACGTAATCAAACGCGCCCACGAACTCATAACTGGCATCAATCTCCACTCAGGAAATAATCTACTAGGTCATAACGCAATCAACACGCTCACAATCGAATAACTGGCATCAATTTGATGTGGACAAAATTTAAGCCAAAAAAAACGCCGTAGACCTAAGCCTACGGCGTTTTTAATTTACTACTTAGTCCTCACTATTCCAAACCCGATTGAAAGCTACAACTGCTCTTTTATACCTATCCTCGACTACTTTGTTCTCAATCTCTTTACTTGCCATTAATCTTGCCTTGCCGTCAAGACTATCAAATGATTTCGCAACTTGTTCTTCAAAACTTAGTGTTGTTCTCTTACCTCGTTCTTTACCCTCGTTTTGAATTTCCAAACCCTTTGCAAGTAGGCGGTTATAGTTCTTAGAGCAATAGCTATCAGTTGCAATTCTAACGTCCTTAACGGCGTGGTATAGCTTGGGTTGGTCGTTTTTAAGTTTGCCAAATGATACACTGTTAAAAGAATAAGCAACATCGACTGTTACAAGTTGCTCCCGCCCACTATCTAGAGTACTTATAGATGGTTTAAAACATTCATTACGGCGTAACCTGTAACCTTGATAGAGCTGGTCTTTCGATTCGCTTGGTATATCAGCCTTAACAGGGAAACCAACTATATTAGCAATACACCACATTGCTATAGTGGTTATGGTATCGCCTGCAACCGCTTGGTTATAACCTTGCGCTTTAACTGTTTGTATATCTTTTTTAATTGTCATTGTATTAATCTCGATTTGTCCGTTTGCACGTTTGCATCTGGTACGGTTCTATTTAACCATAATATGTTTGTTAGGTAAAGTTTAGGTGTAGAATAAATAGGACATGGACATGTGTCCATATGGTGCGCCACGCCTAACGCCGTCCGCCACGCTCACAACGTGACGAGCTCGGGCACTTATAACTTTC